CTATGTTTGTGATTTTCTCGTTGTGAATCTTTCGGGGTATCCACTCGCCGACAAACCATTTATAGATCGTCATGCGGCTCACGCCAAAATACTCTGCAACTTCACGTACAGGAATGTCCTTGTCAATGCAGAAGCGACCCAGCTTGACACCGGGGCTTCTACCATTGGCTACCTTGTTAGCATGGACGATTCGTAATGTATAGCCTCTTGAGTCCATCATTACTCATCGTCTGTCCAAGTATTCAGCACATCCACAAAGTCTTTCTTTGCGGCGGGCTCAGCGGCTTTCTTGGATACTCGCTTAGTAGGCTCGGCAACTTCTTCAGCCACCTCGACTACTCGGCTTTAGCAACAGGTGCAGTCTGCGCTTTAGGTTTTGCACCATCAGTAGCGGCAGGGGTCTGCGTTACTGCGGAACGTGCGGCAGGGCTATCGCCTTTCTCTTTAGCAACAAGCCATTCTTGCTCTGACAAATAACGCACAGGCTTGAACGTCAGCTTGGGGGTGTCGCTGTCGCTGTCCATGCGCATCTCTGTTACCAAGGTATTGATGCTCTTACCTTGAGCGCCAACGTATTTGGCGTACTGTTGAAACGGCATCTTGTCTAAGTCACCACGACCGAAGATAGACTTCGCGGGTAGCACCAACTGAAAGATTTCTCCATCTACATCGTCGGCTAACAACACTGCTAAGCGTTGCTGATAACGGCATGCGCGTGAATCACCTTGTCCGGAACCCTTGATGTTCTGTGAGCAACCTTCGCAAGTTTTGTTCTGTGGGAACTCAAGGCTTGCATCAGGCTTATCGCCGTCATTACTCCAACAGTCAGGTGAAGTTGTTTCTCCGGGTACGTATTTACCCGCATAGAACGAACGCGATACTTTAGCGGCACCGTTAATAATAACGATGTTCATTGCACGGCTCTCATTCTTAGAGATTTCTTCTCCGTTAACCATCATGCGAAAAACACTGCCTCGGATAGAAATACGCTTAAGGCCAGTGTTACCTGCCAAGGATTTAGTCAGGTCATCTTGTCCCGCTTTCTTCAAGTATGCGGGAACGTCTTGTTGAAACAAAGCAATGTCATTGCTCATAATTATCTCCTAGTTAAAAATTTACTTACGACGAATGGTGATTTCATATTCACTATCAATATTGAGTCCGGGTGGGTGCACCTCAGGATTGGAGTCCATGAACTCTTTAATGTTAGTTTGATGAATACGCTTCTCAAGCAGTTCCATACTTCCTTGCTCTCGCATGAATGTGTAGAAACTTTCCCAGTCATTAGTCCAGTAACGGTTCTTGACTGTGCGATAGGCAATGCCTGTCGGTGTTGAGAAGCTAGTAACGCCCGTCTGCTTTGATAGCTCGACTATTTTGTGCTTGAGAATCTGCATGTCCTCATCAAGCTTGGCGGTGTTTTCTTTAAACTCTTGATAGAGTCTGTCACGTTTGTCGCGTATTTTTATATACGTAGTGACGATCTGTTCAATCGGTACGTCTTCCATATGTGTCCTTAGGTTTATGAATTGGGAGTGCTTATTATACATCCTTTCTTTACTGTGTCAAGAATTTATTTCACTGTTGTACAGATCGATGATCTGAGAATGTAAGTCCAATTTTTGTTGAAGCATCTTGTACAAGCTTGCCTCTACTGGACTACCTTCAATGTGTACCACAGTGACGGGATTCTTTTGGCCTTGTCGGTGTACACGTGCATTGGCTTGCAAGTACGTCTCACTCGACGTGACGGGAGCGTACCATATCACAACGTTAGCCGCAGTTAGGGTAACTCCGTGGGCGGCGGCTTGCGGTTGAATCAATAGCACACGTGGATCAACATCTTCTTGAAACCTTTTGAATATATCTGTGCGCTTTGTAACACTAACGTTGCCGTTAATGATCTCGGCAGTGATGCCTTGCTTCGTTAAATATTCTTTGAGCATTACCAACGTGTGCGTGAACGGCACAAATATCAGCACCTTGTGTGATGCTTCGTTAATAACCTCAGTGACAGCGTTAAGTCGATCCGAGACATCAAACTCAATCACGTTCTTAGTGTCGGTGTACACAGCCCCGCAAGCAATCTGCAGTAGCTTGTTCAGATTAGCCGCCGCGTTTACCGCTGAGATTTCTTCCCCTGCGGCCTCGATCAACATATCTTTTTTAAGCTGCTTATAGTATTTTAGTTGTTGTGCTGACATAGGGGCAAAGCGCGATGTATGGGTGACGTCTGGAAGGTCTAAGCAATCTTTTTTCTCAAACCTAATAGCAGGTTGCAGTAGCTCATGCACAGCGGCAACAGCGTTAGGTTTTGGAATCCATTTGAACCTCGTCAACTGATACATCACCATGTCTCTGTAAGTACTATATAGAGTCGGCGCACGTGCAGGTATGCAGAGCTTAGCCAAACCATACGCATCTAGCGGGGACTGCGCGGCAGGTGTACCTGTCATCATCCATAGCCACTTGTCATGGGACACAATCTTGCGCATGACTTTAAATCGTTCAGTGCGGGAGTTCTTATATGCGTTGGCTTCGTCAATAATGATTAGGTCAAAGCCGCCATTGATGATCTCGTCCTCGACAATCTTTACGCCATCGTAGTTAATGATTACGAAGTCAGCCAATCCGTTAATGATGGCCTTGCGTTTATTGCGTTCACCATAGGCAACGTCCACTGTTCGATGAACCGCAAATTTAAACAAGTCGGCTTGCCATGCGGCTTGCATAATAGATAAAGGACAAACAACAAGAACACGCTTAACCGCGCCTTGCGTTAGTAGGTAATCTGCCGCCCAAATTGCTGATGCTGTCTTACCAGTACCCTGCTCGTTAAAACAAAATGCTCGGGTATTTAACGTAAGGAATGATGCTGTTTCTTTTTGGTGAGCCATTGGCTTAAATATGCCGGGCCAGTTGTAGTCTCTGTCAATGGGTGATGGTACGTTCTTAACACCAAGTCTTCGCAGAGTTTGTGCTTCTTGCAACCCCCAAAACACAGCAACTTCAGTGACGCCATCTTTGTGGCTTAGCTCAGTGCTTTTCTTTATCGTAGTAGTAATACGGTTTGGGTCACGTGTACGTAACACCAGTACTTTGTTATCAATGATTTGCATGCTATACGTTACGCTTTACTGAGTGGTCTGAGTTACGTGGGAATCCTCTGTTGTCGTTGTCATCCACAACCCTGAGGTTGCTTCGTACTGTCTTACCACCTTTGCTCAGTGGCTTCTTGTGGTCAACTTCTTTGCCGTCACCTTTATGCACAAGCCCCGCCTTTTCCATCATTGCTCGGGCTTTATTTCGTGCGGCACGTTTTTTCTTGACGGCAGGTGTACCGTCGTACTTTTCATATTCCTTTTTATAGGGTCTTGGTTTGTTTACGTATGGCATGGTATTAGCCTCCAAAAAAGTTTCGTTTAGTGTTGTGCTCACAATCGTCTACCGAACACCAACCTTTGCACGTAAAGTTGGGCTTGGGATTCCATACATCGTTAGCATAAGCGGCATCAAGTCGATTAGTTTCAGTCAACCACTTCTGCCATGCTTCGCCTTGGTCTTCAGTCTTGTAAGACGCTGGCACTAAGTCTTGAACAACCAAGAAAATTAGTCCGGCTTTGATTGATTGAACTGCGGGGAAATGTTTGAACGTCAGCAAAGACAGAAGCTCAAGCTGTTTCTTGTCGGCGTATTTGCTAGACTTGCTTGACTTCCAATCTACAATACGGGCTTTGTCGCCATTAATGACGAGCACATCTGCGATACCGCGAAACCAAACATCTTTATCTCTGAACCCGCAAGGCTCTAAGTTACGTGTCAGCCCCATCTCATGCTCGCATAACTTCTCTCCCGGGAGATTTTTAATGGGGTCGATCTGAGGTTTAATGTATGCAAACTTCTCAGGGATGGGCGTGTCGTCTCTGATGTATTCTTCGGCTACCTTGTGTACGGCAGTGCCATACATGAGGTGCTCTTGTGGTGGCTCGACAATATCTTTGACCACACGCATGCGGTAATACTTGCGGGGGCATTGTTGAAACAACGAAATACTTGAATACGACCACGTGTACATGCTCACCCTTTAAATTTTGTTGTAGTGCCGTAGCTGTCACCATACTTAACTTCGCAGTTAAGCGGCAAGGTCTTTGCCCACTCGGGACGCCAACGCATGCACTCTTGAACGTAAGCTGCTGCCACTTCTTTTTCTTCTATTGGTACTACGCAAGCAACAGCATCATGGACAGTCAGCACAACCTTGTAACGCTGAGCAATCCGTAGCATCTGCTCACCAATCACACACCTAGCAAGAGCTTGGCAAAGGTTCTCAACAACCTTACCGCCATAGATACGAACTGGGCCTTTGCGTGTCGAATAAATATACTGCGGACGGCCTCTTTCGTCAACTTCTGTAGCACGTAAATCCATGTATTTCAGAGGTAAACCGCTAGGCAAATCGTAGCCAATTCCGGGGAGGATACTTACTGCTTGCGGTTGGATACCGAACGTAGTAGTGACCAGCTTTTCTGAGGACAAAGCGTCAAGCGATTTATGTCCCTCATCCCACAGCGCGGGTATGTGGGAAAACTCTGAACGATATGCTTTAAGAACGTGCCTACAAAAATCTTGACCCAAATCTACGTTAAATGTCTTTAACTGAAGTTGAAACTTAACGGCACCCATGCCATACCCTGCGCCAAGAATCGTAGTCTTGCCAACAAAGCGTTCTTCGTCGGTAATCTGATCTATCCGTTTGTTGTATATGGAGGACGCCATCATCTTATAAACGTCTTCGCCCACCTCAAACGCTTTGACCAAATCATTCTGCCCTGATAGCCATGCCAATACTCGCGCCTCAATCTGTGAGGAGTCGGAGTCAATCAGCACGTAACCCTTAGGCGGGATAATCGAGGTCTTCAGCGGTGACTTGCGAGGGATGTTCTGAAGATTAAGCTTGTCGTCTCCGCCCCACCTTCCTGTGTGAGCCGCATAGTAGCGTAGTGGGACGGGTAGTTTGCCGCGTTTAGAGATATCGATAAACCTCTGAGTCCTTGTCTCTTCTAGCGTACTCTTAGTACCTAGTCGTGCCGCCACCAGTGCTTGCACTCGCTCGTCAGGGTGGTCAGCTAATTCTTTAAACCCTGCATCACTCTTAGCCATAGCAAGTGCAAGTTTGCCTGTAGTCAGGCTTATCTTCATAGGGGGCTCAACACCAAACTCACGCAGTCTAGTGGCAAACTTCTCGTTCGACATAAGTACTTCGCGATCGGCGCTGGCGTCGGCTATGAGCTGTTCCTTCTTGGATACCACATCAATCAGGTGTTGCTCAAGTAGCGGGAGGTTTAGCTCAAGCACTGGTGCCGTGAACATACGCAGAGTTAAGTCAATCAGTTTTAGTTCTTTCTTTTTAAAGTTCGCAAGAAGAATGTTAAACAGTTGATAGGTTATCTCAACGTCGTTCTTGCAGTAGTCTCCATAGCGGTCTAGCTCGTCAGGGGTAAAGCTACGTCGGTTCTTGCCTAACGCATTAAGCACCTCTGTACCTTTAGCCCCTAACCCATAGCGTAGTGCTAGCTTTGCGAGACTGTTGCCAACCTCCGTGCCATCAACCGCACGTGCCATTGCTAGCGTATCACCAAGCACCTTTGGATGGATGTCGAAGTGCCACGCTAAGATTGCCCCATCAAACATCATGTTGTGGGCTACCACGAAACTCTCCGGCATGTTAAAGCCGTCAAGCCACTCCTTTGTTTGCTCGCGTGTCCCGCTAAACCATTCGGTCGGCTCGTCGTTTACCTTGACACAAACACCGATCGCCTCAAAACGCTCGTCACGAATGTATTCCTCTGTTGTTATCTTAGTCAGACTGAATTGCTGATCGTAGTACGTTTCAAAGTCGATGGTGATTATGTTCATTTGGTTTCCAATTAGATTACTTGGCAGACTCAATGGCTCGGGTCAAATACCACTGAGCTTTGCGCAAGTCTTCCAACTTGTTGCCTTTGTGGTCGGCACGTGTGATGTACTTGACCACGTTACCTAGGTTGTACCCCAAGTTCTTGGCTTCAATGAAGTCAATCGTCTCGATGCCGCCTACTTTGTAATGAGCAGGGTGATTGACTGCATCGGGCTTAGTCCACCGCACCTTGCCGTCAGCCACTTCAGTCAGCCTCAACCCACCTACTTCAACGCCTATTGGTGTATCTGAGGTTAGCAATGAAATAGCCTTCCATTGTGCGTCCTTCGACACCTTTGTTGTATCCATCTTACGACGAACAGCGTATACGTTTTGATATCGTGTCTCGAAATGCTTAGCAATCTCTGTTGTTTTAGCTGTTGGATTCTCTTTGATATAGCGACGAATCTTCTCTGCACGTGTTAGCTTTTTAGCCATTTGGTTTTCCTTGAATTTAAAAAGTTGCATCTTCATATTCTGTTGATGCTATTTGTTTTGGTTGGCGTTTATTAAGGGCTACCAACCATCGGCCCGTTGCTCTTTCGAAAGGCCACCACTCTGACCAATCGACCTGTCCCTTGGGATTACCCCTTCGAACAGTGTCTCCACTGACTTGTAACTGTTTCCGCACCCTAGGCAGATTCGGTATCGGTATACATCTTCCTCCACCTTCCGAGTCTCTCTCACTGTCGACTTGGTTACATTGCACTTCGGGCATTTCATTTTGCACTCTCCTTCTCCTTTAATAGCTCGTCATAATATTTCTTGGGCATTGGCGTTTTCTTGACAATCGTTTGTCGTAACCACTCTGCTCCACCTAGCTGATTAAAAATAATCCAATGTCTATCTGACATACGTACCTGTCTCCCTATCAGGGGCTCAGGCGGTTTCGGCCTTGGCATTGTTTAGATTCCTCCTTGTTACTCTGTTAGACCAACATACTACGCAGTGCCATTTGGTATGGCTCATTTGTATACCACCCTCAGGCGGTTTCATCTCATTGCACTGCGAGCACTCTTTGTATCTATGAAATGGTTGCTTGCTACCAATATCCAACTGACGTTTAACGAAACCGTTCATGCTTCATGTCCCTAACATATCTTGCAAAGCTATCGGCAGTATCACCAAAGGCAGTTCGCATAGCATCAAACTTCTGTGCAACCTCTTCCAACACTTGATTGCGTATGTTATTTATGTCCCTGCTTGTGCTGTATTCTTGTATATCATCATCATCTGTCATGCTTGCACCTTCGCTTTTGGTTTAGCTTTGGTTTTCATAAAGTCAATGTCAGGTTGCTCCTTACGAAGTTCCGCATACTCTAGCTGTACACGCTGAGCATTTATGATCTTTCCTGCTGTGTTGTTCATCTCTGTGGCAATCTTTACATCCATTGAGCCGTTTTTGAGTCCTTCGTATAACTCAGATAACTCTGTTGTTAGTTCACTGATATGCTTCATCTTCAATCTCCCATATTTTGCGTTTAATAAAAAGTCTTAACCTTGCCGCTTCGATCAACTCGGGCGAATCAGGTAGCTTGTAAAGCCTTCGAACATACGTATTCGATGCTTTTGCAACTTGCTTTTTGGCTTTTGCTCTAGCTATCTCAGGGTGAGCCTTGAGGTATGCTCTTCGTCGTTCTTTAATTTCTTCTTTATTAGCTTGATGGTATGCCCTCCTTTGTTCGGTTATTCTTTCTTTGTTTGCTTCTCTATATGCTTTCTCTATATCTTTGTTAGCCGCATACCAAGCCTTCTTCCTTGCGTTTTCGTATTCTTTGTTGGCATGGTGGCGTTCCCTTCGCTTCGCGTTCTTTTCTTCCTTATGCGCTTCGTGGTACTTCTTGGCGCGTTCAAGCACATACTCTTTGTTGGCTTCTTCCCATTTCTTTCTGTACTCGTTAGCACGTTCTTTGTTGTTCTCAAACCATTCTTTGGCTTTGGCGGCTATGTATTCTTTGCGAGTAGCACGATACGCCTTGCGCTTGGGTGCTTGTATTTCTTTGGTTGCTAAGTAGTACGCTTTTCTGCGTTCTCTCTCAGCTTCAAGTTCAGCTTCGGTCTTAGAGGCCTTTACCTTGTCTTTGTTAGCTCGCGCATACTCTCTCTGTCGCGCTCTAATCTTTTCCCTGTTGGCTTCCATGTAAGCCTTACGCTTCTCCTTCAGCAACTCCTTGTTAGCTTCTCGGTACTCTTTGTTTTTAGCGGCGGCAATTGCTTTCTTTTCTGCATCCGTCATTCTGCCTTCGCCCCTAAAGTTATTTCATGTATTAAATCTAGCAACTGTTCGGGGTCACCCCCTCCGCATATCGCTCTGTCAATCTCAACCAATGCTAAGTAGTAGTCCTCACCCTTTAGCGCATGCTTAAGTTTGGTCTCATCGTGTGGATAGGTAAACTCAAGTACGGCTTTCATACGCCATCCCCTTGGTGAGCAATATAAGCAGTCTTGCTTTGCGCCATGTTATTCGCACATCAGTATTAGACGAATTACGATACTTGAACTTAGGGTCTGTGCAAGAACGTAAGGGAATCGTCTTGGATTGGTATTTAAGTTGTTCCATTTATTTTCTCCTGTTAAAAACAATTTGTAATTTTGGCCTACCGCGAAACTCTATGGTTTCTTTTTGAGAACGGTCATTATTTGCTTAGCAACAATGTCTCTAGGCCTTCCACGTTGGATTCGTTTATGATAAAAGCCCGACCACCAGCGAGATTTATTCTCGCAAGCTCTCTATTCTGCAATGCAGTTGTAGTGCCGCCTTTACCCTTGCACTCAATCGCAAAGAATAAACCATTTAAGCAACCAATGATATCGGGGATTCCACTACGCCCATATCCACCAGTTGTAGGCATAAAGTGATACGCACCAAGCGCATCTAACTGTTTCTTAACTCTATCTT